TCAAAGGGGTTATGAGGGCGCAAGCAAGGGCCGTCGTCTAGGAAACTGGAAAACGGGCGGCTCTTCTGTGAACACTGAAACGAAGCTAAGCCTTCAGGTACTGCAACACCGCTCGCGCGACCTCGTAAGAAATGAAGCTTACGGAACCCGCTGCGTGAACGCCATTCAGACTAACGTGATTGGCGAAGGCATTATTGCTAAGGCGATGGCCAAGACAAAAGGTCGCGCAAGAATTTATCAAATTGAATGGCAAGACTGGGCGACCTCAACCGATTGCGACATTGATGGGACAAACAACTTTTACGGCATACAGGCTTTAGTTGTGCGAACAATCGTCGAAAGCGGCGAGGTATTAGTTCGCAGGGTGAAGCGTTCGGGTGATTTTGGTTTAAACGTCCCCATGCAGCTTCAAGTTTTGGAGCCGGATTTTATCGACGGCATGGGACACGACGGCGAAGTTTTTTCAAATGGAAATATCACAGTTCAAGGTGTTGAGTTTAATTCTCTTGGGCAACGTGTGGCTTACTATTTATTCGACAGGCATCCGGGCGACACAACAGGCGTGCCCGCAATTCGCGGCATGACTTCAAAGAGAGTTCCCGCTGAAGACATTTTGCATTTGTTTAGAGTAGACCGCCCCGGACAAGTTCGCGGCGTGCCTTGGATGGCACCGATCATGCTCAAGCTTAAAGACTTATCTGACTACTCGGATTTTACTTTAGTCAGACAAAAGGTGAGCGCGTGCTTCACGGCATTTGTCACGGCTCCCGACTCTATTGACCTCGCAACAGGCAAAGCGACTCCGGCAATCGGGGAAAAAGTCGAGCCGGCGGTTATTGAACAACTCCCGCCCGGTTATGGTGTTGAGTTCGCAACGCCCCCGACAAGCGGAGATTTTTCGCAATTCACAAACGCCCAACTTCGCGCAATTAGCGCGGGCATTGGTGTGACTTATGAAATTCTAACTAACGACTATAGCCAAGTGAACTTTTCTAGTGGTCGTATGGGATGGCAAGAGTTTCAAAGAAACATAGATCAATGGCGAGCGCACCTAGTGTTACCTCGTCTTTGTATTCCCGTGTGGCGTTGGTTTACCGAAACGGCGGCAATCGCGGGTTATGGAAGCGACAAAGTGGTGTCTATATGGACCGCACCTAAACGCGAAATGATTGACCCCGTGAAAGAAACTGAAGCTCAAAAGTCACAAGTCCGAAGTGGATTCATGTCTCTTTCTGAAGCGATACGTCAAAGTGGATATGAGCCTGAAGAGGTTATGAAGGAAATGTCGGACGACCAAAAGAAACTTGATGCTTTAGGTCTAGTGCTCGATACCGACCCACGACAAGACTTAGGTGTCAAAAGTTCGGGGTCAAATACAAGTAAAAAACCCGAAACTGAAGACGAAGAGTCGGAAGTAGATAGCGACGCGTAAAAATTAAATTGCAAGGGCTATTGAGAAAATTTCTTTTATTGCCCACACTGAGTGCTGAGCTATCTCTTTTATATGAGTAAAAAAGAACAAAAAATAAATTCTCCGATGCTTGATGTTAAGGCGTCTTTTGTTCCAAAAACTTTTGATAAGGACAACCGCACTGTTGAATGTGTACTCACTTCGACACTTCCCGTTGATAGATACAATTGGAGTTATGGAAGTTACCAAGAGATTCTTTCAATGGACCCCGCACATATTCGTAAAGAAAGAATAATGACCGGCGGCGCGCCTGTTCTAAATAATCATGGCACCGCATTTTTCGGCGGCGTGAAAGACTTAGGGGACGTGCTCGGTGTTGTAGAAAAGTTTTGGGTTGACGGTGAAGAGGCAAAAGCAATTTTGCGTTTCGCGGACACGCCCGATGTTGAAACGATTTTGAGAAAAATCGAAACTGGAATTTTAAAAAATATCTCAATTGGATATCGCGTGCATAAGTATAGCGACGAAACACCAAAAGGTGTTGAGTCGCCAAAGACTTTGCGTGCTATTGATTGGGAGATTTTCGAAGCAAGTGTCGTCGCTATCCCTGCGGACTATACCGCAATGATGAGGCAACGTGCTGAATCTATAGAAATGAATGAGGTCGAGATAGTGAAAACAAAATCGCAGGATGTAGTTGAAGAACAAAAACCCGTAGAAGAAATTAGCGCACCCGCTGCGCAGGAACCAAAAGAGGAGAGTTCAAATATGGACCCAGTACAAGAACAACCCGCGTCTGAGCCTGTACAAAGCAGCGAAGCGCAAGACATGTCTGAAGTTGAGCAAAAAGGTGCCGAAGGTGAGAGATCAAGGATTCTTGAAATCACTAAAGCCGGCAAACTTGCTAAGCTTCCAGAAAATTTTATCGAACAACTTATTAAAAGCGGCGCTAAATTAGACGACGCTAGAAAGGCCATTTTCGACGAAATGGCGAAAGGACAAGTAGACGTGAAAAGCCAAAATTCAACTGTTACCCTAGTGAGAGACGAAAGAGACACTTTCCGCAAAGCTGCGACTGAAGCAATCCTTCATAGAGCGGCCCCGCAAAAATTCAAGATGACTGAAATGAGTCGTCGTTTCGCGGGATTCACTTTGAAAGAAATGGCTCGCAAAGCTCTTTCAATCGAAGGTGTTGACCACGAAGGAATGAACGCAATGGACTTAGTAGGTCGTGCGCTTCATACTACTTCTGACTTCCCTTACATTTTGGCTGACGCGATTAACAAGTCTCTTCGCAGCGCATACGATGAAAGTCCTAAGACTTTCTTGCCTTGGGCAAAAAGAGCTTCAGCGAGTGATTTCAAAAACATCACACGCACTCAATTAAACAACTTCCCTACTCTTACAAAAGTGTTAGAGCATGGTGAAATTCAAAGCAAAACTGTAAGTGAAGACAAAGAGACTTACGCTCTTGCTTCTTACGCTGGGATTGTTGGCGTTTCTCGTCAAGCAATCATCAACGACGACCTTAGCGCGTTTGACCGTATGGCAGCGGGCGCAGGTATCGCAGCGGCAGCTTTGGAAAGTGACATTGTTTATGCAATTCTCACAGCCAACGCAGCTATGAACGACGGCGTTGCTCTTTTCCACGCTACACACGCTAACCTTGGAACAGGCGTTATCAACGTCGCTAATCTTGGCGCAGGTCGTGCAGCTATGAGAAAACAAAAAGCAGGCGCTCGCGTTCTTAACCTTCGCCCCGCTTTCTTGATTGTTCCCGCAGCACTTGAAACTGTTGCTCAGCAATACATCAACCAAGGGATTGTTCCCGATCAAGGCGCAAACGCTAACCCATTCCAAAACTCTATGGGTCTTGTAGTTGAGCCTCGTCTCGACGACACAAGTGCTCTTGTTTGGTATCTCGCGGCTCAGCCTAGCCTCATCGACACAGTTGAATACTGCTACCTTGACGGCGCTGAAGGCGTTTACACTGAGACACAAATGGGCTTTGAAATTGACGGGATTAAAGTCAAAGCACGTCACGATTTCGCAGCGAAAGCTATCGACTACCGTGGCATGTATAAGTCTTCAGGCGCTTAATTGAGAAAGTAATAGGAGAAATTAGAAAATGAAAAATTTCATTCAAGACGGAAAATCACTCACACTAGCAGCGCCTTACGCTGTTGATTCTGGAAAGGGTGCGCTTATCGGCGCGGCCATTTTCGGAGTAGCTGCGACCACTCTCGCTAACGGCGTTGTGGGCGAATTTGTAACCGAAGGTGTTTTCGAATTAACTAAAATCGCTTCCCAAGCTTGGGTTGTAGGCGACAAGATTTATTGGGACAACACTAACAAGTGGTGTACTAAAGTCGCGTCAACTCACGTATGCATTGGCGTTGCAATTGAAGCGGTAGCTTCAGGCGCGGGCGATGTTTTAGGAAAAGTTAAACTTAACGGACACGTTCAAGCTGACTAATAGATAAGGAAACAAGGTGGGGTTCGAAGGGCTAGCACCTTCGGCCCCATTTCTACTTTATGACATGGGATTCAAAGACAGAGCGAGTGCTCGACCACTGTATGAACACATTTGGAGTCGGTGAAACTGGCACGTTTAAATACATCCCAAAAGTAGGTGTCGGCTTTGACGTTCGCGGTATTTTTGATAACGAGTACAAAGCCGTGGACCCCGACACGCAAGCGATTGTTTCTAGTTTAGTTCCGAATCTTGGAGTCAAACTTTCTGACCTTCCACAAAGCCCCCAAAACGGGGACATGGTTTTTGTGCAAGATCAGAAATTTAGAATCATAGAAGTTCAAAAGGATGTACACGGGGGGGCGAGACTTTTCTTGCATAAAGTATGAGCGGAGACTTATTGCACCCTAGACGTGAAATCAGGGATTCAGTTTTCGCCATTCTTAAAGAAAAAGTCCCTAACGTAGTATCATTCTCAAAAAATAGATTTCGTCCTATTTGGCAATCTGAAGAGCTTCCCGGTCTTGGGGTTTACACCCTTCAAGAAACTTCTGAAGTAATGGACGAAGCGCCTCGTCGATTGAAGCGCACTCTCACGATAGCTGTTGAAGTTGTGGTGCAAGGTGACGAAAAACTTGACGATACTTTAGACGAAATCTGTCTTGATGTTGAAAATGCCATACATGTAGACGAGACTTTAAATTGCAAGGTTAGTGATTGCCGCTTAGTTTCGACCGACCTAATTCAAAAACCCGAAGGGGACACTTTGACCGGCTCGGCGATTTTAAACTTTGAGGCTCTATATTTTACTTATGCGCCGGACGTTCAAAATTTAAAACCCTACAAGGGTGCCGATTTCACTATTGAAAGAGGTGTTGAAGACGCTCCGACAATGGAAGGCACTGCGGACGTGGATGCGTTCTAAGGGAGTATGAAAGAAAATGGAAAGAGTTTTTGTAAAGCCAAAAGAGGGACTTCTAGTCAGGGACGAAAAGACAAAACAGATTCTCCCAATAGAGGGAAAAATAGTGGAAATGAGCACTTATTGGGTGCGACGCCTCAAAGACGGGGATGTCGAGCTTGTCAAAAGTGTGGAAAAAGCAGAGGCACCAAAGGCCCCTGAAAAGAAAGTTAAAAAAGAGGGAGAAAAATAAGTTATGACTATTTCTTTTAATGAAATCCCAAGCAACATTAGGGTGCCTTTGTTTTATGCGGAGTTTGACAACTCTCGCGCAGTTCAAGGCTTAGCTCTTCAAGTTTACAAAGCTTTAATCATTGGGCAAAAAACAAGCGCAGGCTCAGCCACAGTTGAAGTGCCTGTTTTGGTGACAAGTGCCGATCAAGCGAAATCACTTTTCGGCGTAGGCTCTATGCTTCATCGCATGTTTGTTAAGTGGTTCAAAAACAATAAATCCACTGAAGTGTGGTGTATCCCTGTTGCTGATAACGGCGCAGGTGTTGCGGCTACCGGAACTTTCACAGTGACCGGCCCCGCAAGTGCAGCGGGAACTTTATCTATTTACATCGGCGGCCAACTTGTACAAGTCGCTGTTGCAAGCGGCGACGTACAAAACGATATCGCTACAGCAATCGGCGCGGCTATTAACGCTGCGACTGATTTACCTGTAACTGCGGGTGTTGCTACAAACGTGGTGACTGTTACCGCAAAAAATAAAGGCACTAACGGGAATAAAATTGACCTTCGCCTTAACTACCAAGTCGATGAAGCTACACCTGCGGGCGTGGCTGTTGCGATTGTAGCTATGGCGAGTGGTGCGACTAACCCCGTTTTGACTAACTTAATTTCCGCAATGGGCGAAGAGCAATATCACGTTATTGCTAACCCTTATGTGGATGCAACGTCTCTCACCGCTCTTGAAGCTGAGCTTTTAGACCGCTGGGGACCGATTCGCCAAAACGAAGGCGTGATGATTGCCGCAGCTTCCGATACAGTTGGAAACTTAACCACTCTCGGAAATTCGCGAAACTCTAAACACTCTTCAATCTTTGGAGCTTATAAATACCCAACGCCCCCCGAAGAAATTGCGGCGGCTATTGCGGGAGTTATTGCGCTTCAAGGGTCTATCGACCCAGCAAGACCTTTTCAAACTTTGCAGCTCGCGGGTGTTCTTTCACCTTCGGAAGCTGACAGATTCGTTTGGTCCGAGCGCAACACTTTGTTGTTCGACGGGATTGCTTCTTTGAATGTAGGCCCCGGCGGTGTTGTTCAAATTGAAAGAGCTATTACAACTTATCAGTTAAATGCTTTTTCAGTTCCCGACATTTCGTATCTCGATATCAACGTGCTTTTGACTCTCTCTTATTTGAGATACAGCTTCAAAGTTCGTATGACTTCGCGCTACCCGCGCCACAAACTTGCGAAAGACGGTACTCGTTTTGGTCCCGGCCAAGCGGTTATCACTCCAAAGGTAGCAAAAGCTGAGTGCTTTAATATCTTTAAAGAGTGGGAGCTTAAAGGCTTGGTTGAAGGTTTTGACCAATTCAAAAATGACTTGATTGTTGAAATCAATTCTAGTGACCCTAACCGTTTAGATATCAGAATGTCGCCCGACCTCATTAACGGTCTAGTCGTGCTTGGAGTTCAGATTCAATATCTTTTATAAAGTGAATGGCGGTAGTAAATGGAAAGATTAAGTGCTCAGGATGTAATGAAGAGAAAGAAACTAAATGTTTTTTACCTTCCATTGTCAAACGCGGCTCCGGGCTATGTAAGCCGTGCCGTAATGAGTATAAAAAATCCGTTTATTATCGCGATCACAAAAAAGCTCTTGAGCAAGCGAAAGAGTATCGGATTAAAAAAGGCCCAGAATGGAAGCGCGCTATTAGCCAAAGAGTTTATAAAAAGCACGGCAAACGGTATGCGCTTAAGCAGTATGGAATTACTCTTGAGCAATATTTTGAAATGCTTAAGAAGCAAAACAATAGCTGCGCCATTTGTGGACGTACTGAAAATTCGGACGGTAAAAAGCTTTATGTTGACCACTGTCACACCACGAAAAAAATTCGAGGCGTGCTTTGCCGTAAGTGTAACACTGGTATTGGCTTACTTGGCGACACACTTGATAGCGTTCGAAAGGCTTATGAGTATATGATTAAATCAGAGAGAAATAACGAAAGGGATATGTGATTTATGGCTGAAAGAGTCGGTGGAATACTTTTTGGAAAAATTAACGGCGAACAAGTTCGCATGAAAGGCTCATGGACTTATAACCTCGGACAACCTAAGCGCGAAGCTGTTGTCGGAGCCGATCAAGTTCATGGCTACAAAGAAATGCCTCAAGCGCCTTTCGTTGAAGGGTCAATCACTGATAGCTCTGAGTTAGACTTGAAAGCTTTGGTAAACACCAAAGATTCAACGCTTACTTTGGAACTAGCAAACGGCAAAGTCATTGTACTTCGCGACGCTTTTTGGGCGGCTGACGGCAACGTCACCACTGAAGAGGGAGAAATCGAAGCTCGCTTTGAGGGCTTAGACGCTGACGAGGTAGCTTAAGTGAAAGTTAAACTTCTTAAGCCGATACAACATGGCTCGGAGTCAATCTCCGAGCTTGAGTTTTCAGAGCCTACCGCAAAAGACATGCGCGGCCTTCCCTTAGAGCCGAAACAAGGTGACTTGTTAGACCTCGCGGGCGTGTTGTGTAAACAGCCGCCCAGCGTGATGAATAAGTTAAGCCTTAAGGACTACATGAAGGTGCTCGAAACTGTATCGGTTTTTATGGTCGGTGGCCTCGAAATTGGCGAGAGTGCATAGGCTCTCTTGCTTATTTTTTTCATTGGCCGCCGAGTGAAGTCGAGAGGTTTAACGCTGACGATTTAAAATTTTGGTTAGACCGGGCTGAAGAGGTCGGAAAGGAATTAGCAAAAGCTCAAAATGGCAAAAAATAAAAAAGTTGGCCTTGAGGTAGTAGTTTCCGCGACAGATAAGGCCACGGCTCAATTCAAAGAAATCAATAAGCGTTTTGCTAATTCAGGACTAGGAAAATTAAACAATTCTTTTCGCCTTTTAAAAGGCGCAAGTGGTTTTAATCAATTAGGTAAAGCTGTTGGGAACTTCGGCGGTGCGATTAGCAATGCTTCAAGTGAGTTCCAAGGTCTACTCTTAAGAGTGGGCGCATTGGCCGGTCTTGGCGGCGGCGGGCTTTTTGCTTTATCAAAAGGCTTTTCAGATTTTGCGGACAATGTGCAAGATAGCTCCGACCGTTTGGGCATTGGTGTTGCAAGCTACCAAAGACTTTCGATTGCTGCGGGACTCGCCGGTGTCGATCAACAGATTTTAAATTCTACTTTCGACAAGTTCACAAAAAACTTGGGCGAAGCAAAACTAGGAAACTCAGCCCTCGCAAAAACTTTTGGGGCTTTGAGAGTTTCAATCAAAGGTAAAAAAGTAGATGTAGCTCTTGAAGAGGTCTTAGGGAAGCTCGCTAAAATCGGCGACGCCTCAAAACGTAATGCCGTAGGGATGAAACTTTTCGGCAAACAATTTGGTGAGCTAGTCCCATTCATAAAAGATTTTCAAGACGTGACCGCTCAAGCGGGCGGCTTTGTCTTAAGCGAAGACGAAATCAAACGCGGCGACGCTTTTAAAAATCAATTGCAAGCTTTCTATGCGCTTATGGGGAACTTAAGAAACATCGCAGGCTCGGCTATGCTTGATGGGTTTACCGAAGGGCTTAAAATTCTTTCTCAATTTTTGACTGAGAATAAAGCTCAAATAAAAGAGTTTTTCACAGCGATAGGAAAAGAACTTCCGGCGGCGTTTAAGTTTCTAACAAGCGCGCTAAAAGCTTTTATGAGTTTTTTCAGTACGCTTGACCCCGCTACCGGCAAAATGACTTTAAACATGGGGCGATTAAAGCTTGCGCTCTTAGGTGTTTCTCTTATTTTAGCCGGCCCGTTTTTAGCTTCGCTAATAGCTATAGGGACAACTTTCATCGCGATTTTTGGTCCACTTATTCCCATACTCGCAGCGGTGTCAGTAAAAGCTTATTTAATCGGCGCGGCCCTAGTTGTAGCTGCGGGTCTTGTTATGAAATACTGGGAGCCGATAAAAAATCTCTTCAGTGATATTTGGGGTTACATTGTTAAAATTAAAAACGCATGGGGCGGGGTTTTCTCAATGGAAAATCTACGAGGCATTAGCTCTAAAATCATGGGACCTGCGCCCGTCGCTCAAAGAAATTTTCTTCAAGCGCCCATGTCTCAAACGAACAATGCGACGGCTAGTCTCAATGTGAATTTTTCCAATATGCCTAAAGGTGCAAAAGTTAATCAAAGCTCCGAAGGTTTTGAGAGCTTACTTGTCGAGCGAGGTTATGCGTTTTGAGCTTACTAGCTAAAAAATATCAACAGGCAACACTTAACGGTGTTCCGTTTCTAGTTGATTCTACAAATTACGACGGGGGCCGAAGGGTCGTCGTGCATGAATACCCTTATAAAGACGTAAACTACTCCGAAGACTTAGGCCGCAAGCGCCGAGCGTTTTCTTTTGAAGCTTACGTTTTAGGTGAAAACTACGAAGGGCAAAGAGACGCGCTTTTAATCATTCTCGAAGACGAGGGGGAAAAGACTTTAATTCATCCCTACCTTGGGACTAAAAACGTCGTCGTCACAGATTTTTCTTTAAGAGAGTCAAAGTCGGAATTAGGCATCGCTTATTTTTCGATTTCTTTTGTAGAAGTAGGGCTTCAAGAAAACCCCACAAGTTCCATTGACCCTAGCTCTAAGTTAAAATCTACAATCGAAGAGCTTCAGAGTGTTTCAAGCGCAGCATTTGAAAAGATTTACAATGTGGCCGATGCGCCGAGTTTTGTTTTTGATTCAGCCGAAAGCAATATCGACGGCTTTACTGACGTCGTGGATGGGCAAGCTAAAAAGGTAAACGGCATAACTGAAAAACTAGCCGACTACACTTATCAGATTCGCAACATGAAAGCGGACATTAGGACCATAGCCGCGACCCCTTCGCGTGTTGCTCAAAACTTTGTGACTACTCTAAATAATTTTCTAGCGGTATTGCCGGGCGGCTCAAGTCAAATGCGCTTAGCTCTTAAAGGCATTACTCGCTATGGTGTTGATTTCGACACTTCAAATATGACGACCACTAGCCGAACAACAGAGAGCGAAAACAATCGCGCTTTGAGGGATTTAAACTTTGAGCTAACCGTGGGCCTCATGGCTTCCGAAGCTGTTGACCGTTTATATTCTAGCTATGAAGACGCTGAGCTTTCTCGCGATGAGATTCTTGATTTAATCGACGAGATTCTAAATAGAACAAAAGACGACGATGTTTATTCGGGATTTTACCGCTTACGCCACGAAGTTATAAAAGCAATCCCTAGCAGCGCGCAGGGGCTTCCGCGCATTGTAACTTTTGAAAATGTTGTGCAGCTTCCAAGTCTTGCCGTCGCTTATGATTTATATGAATCTCTTGAGCTTGAGCCGGACCTTGTGGAAAGAAACGGTGTTGCGCATCCGGGCTTTATGCCCGCGAACAAAGAACTAAAAGCCTTGAGGTTTACGAATGGCTAATAAGGCCCGCCTCAAAATCAACTCAGTTTTTTATGAGGGTTGGAAGGCGTTTTCTATTCAAGAAAGCATTGAAACAATTGCTTCGGGTTTTCGTTTAAGTCTCACAGATTCTTGGGGCGATACAAGATGGCCGATAAAAGACGGCGACCTTTGCGAAGTTTACATCGACGAAGAAAAACTATTGACTGGGTATGTTGATTCAATCGAAACAAGTATATCCAAAGATGAAAGAACAATCGAAGTTAGCGGACGAAGTAAGGCTTCTGACATGGTTGATTGTAGCGTTGATATCGGCATTTCTGATTTCACGGGTATAAAGTTCGAAGACCTTTGCAAAAAACTCGCAAGTCCTTTTGGGATAACCTTTTCGCTTTTAAGTGGTGTCTCAACAGGCCCCGTAATTAGTAAAGTGGGCGTGGGCATCGGTGAAACAGCTTTTGAAATTTTAGATAAGAGAGCTAAGCAAAAAGGCTTGCTTCTTATTTCTACTCCCGACGGGCAAGTCGAGATATCTACACCCGGAAAAGCATATTCAGTTAGCGGCCTAACTCTCGGCCAAAACATTATTAGTTGTAATGCGAGCTTTGACTCTAAAGACCGTTTTTCAACTTATAAAGTTAAAGCACAAAACAATAATGAGCTAGACGGTGTGGGCGGCTTTCAAGTCTTAGGACGTGCAACAGATAGCAACGTCCCTCGCTTTCGCCCGCTTGTGATTTCGGCGGGCAACGCCATGACAAACGCCGAGGCAAAAACTCGTGCAGAATTTGAAGCGACCACAAGAGCCGCGAGAGCCAAGCGTGTGTCTGTCACTGTTCAAGGCTTCAGACAAAGCGACGGCTCTCTTTGGAAAAAGAATCAATTGGTGCGCGTGATTGCGCCCCCGCTTGGAGTAGAAAACGAAGAGCTTTTAATTTCTGATATTTCGTACAGCC